AAAGCAAACGAAACTACAAAATGGCTATGGTCAGTGAAATGTGGGTGAAACCATGTAAGAAGTATCCAAATGGATTAAAGGTAACAACTGCAAACAATTCCTTATTAGATGTAGATGAAAATGCAGGTGAATTACCTTATACAATCTTTGTAGATATTCCAATTCCATCATCCGTAAAAGGTGATGCATTCATTAAAGACATGCTACCGATTCAGCGACATATTAATATCACAAAATCGATGATCGCAACGCATGCTAAACGGATGGGGAATGCAATATGGACTGTTCCGATTGGGTCTGATTTTGATGAAGATGAGCTTACAAATGAAATTGGTGGAGTCGTTCATTATCCAAGTGATGCGCCTGCCCCACAACGAATAGGTCCACCGGATTTACCTTCCATTTATGATCGATTAATCGAGTTTTATATGCGTGATATTGATGATATGAGTGGAGCAAGGGAAATCTCCCAAGGAAACTTACCAACTGGGCTCGATACGTATAGTGGATTACAGCTCATGGTTGAACAGGAGAATGAGAAACTCTCTATTTCGTCTGAGAACTATGAACGAGGTATGAAACGAGCGTTAAAACGTGTCTTACATCTCATGCATAAACATTATACCGAAGAACGATTGATTAAAATAGTTGGGCAAGATGGTCAATTAGAGGTTGAGAGTTTCCTAGGCAGTGATTTAAGTGGTGGCGAAGATATTGATATCGTGCAAGGTTCAAGTTTACCAGAGTTAAAAACGAGCCAACAGGAGCGTATTATGACTCTGTGGAACATGGGCGCAATTGTAGATCGTAACGGTCAACCGGACCATGAAACATTCCTACGATTACTAGGTATGGGTGATGCTGAAGCGGTCTATGAAGAAAAAGAACTGGATGAAAACAAAGCAAAATTCGAGAATAAGACCATTATCGAGAATAATAATCCTCAAATGCTTCAAGTTTTGCAACAATATCAAGCAAATATGCAACAATATGGAGCAATGCAACAGCAAGTTGCTATGCAAGGTGGAGATCCAAATAGTATTCCTCCACCACAGAGCCCAATTACAATACAAGTAAGAGATTTCCATGATCACGAAACGCACATTTACTATCATAATTTGTTCCGTAAATCGGCTGAGTACGATAAATTACCACCTGAGTTACAACAAGCCATTGATAACCATGTAAATGAGCATGTTCAAGCACTTCAAGCGCCTATGATGGCACAGCAACAAGCTCAAGCACAACAAATGCAACAGCAACAACAAGCTCAAGCAGACCAACAAGCCCAGATACAAGCGCAAGAACAGCAAAACCAAGAGCAGAATATCGCATTACAACATAGAAAACTAGATTTAGAGGAAAAGAAATTGGCTAGTCAACATCAAATTGGAATGATGAAAAAGGAGAGTAAATAATGGCCGAAAGTGAAAAGACTTATGAAAAAGAAGTCAGTGAGGGTAGAATTTTAGTACCTGATGAACCAACAGGAGAGCCGATGGGAGAACATTTCTTTGGTTACTCATTTAAGGAGTTGTTTTCTACTTTTGTAGGAGGAACACCTGTTAAACGTAGAGGTTGGAGAGGATATTGGAAGTATGATCCACGACTAAGAAATATTAAGATGTTCACTAAAGAAGGAAAAGTTCTTCTTCTTACAGATACAGATGATATTTTATTTACGATTAGTCATATCTCTGAATACGATTGGGAAATTGCTACAAATGAAAATTGTGACATAGAGGTTAAATAAATGCCTTTCAAGGAAATCTTTTATGCTGCTTTAATTCGTGGTATTCCAGTTAGGCGCAAAGGGTGGGAAATGTACTGGATATTGAAAGACGGTAACATTGAATGCCATAATCCTTTGCATGATGAAGTAACTAAAATAACTGAAACAAAAGACATTTTGTATAAAGTGTTAGAGCAAACATTAATGGATGACTGGGAAATAGCAACATAAAGCATGTTAACGATTTAACTCGTTGATGTGCTTTTTTATTTTGATGGGAAGTGGCTGTTTCGAAGATATAAGTGGGGCCAACGGGTGACTAGGAAATGGAGTGAGGTCACAAAAAACTATGGCGTTGAAGGTGAGAAACCGCCAGCTCACAGGAGGATATACCATGTTTAAACAATTTGGATTGAAAATGAATTTACAACTATTTTCTGCTGATTTAGGCGTTGAAGGTGGAGATTTCGCCGATTCCACACCAGCAGATGACATTGAAGTAACAGAACCAACAATAGATGGTCCACAAGATACACCAGTAGACCAAACAGGAGAACCACCAACAGATGATTTAGACAATAGCAAAGCGTTTGCTAAGCGTTTGGAAGAGCGCACCCAAAAAGCATTAGCAGAAGAACGCGCGAAATGGGAACAAGAAACATCACAAAAATATGGGAACTACGACCAATACGATCAAGCACTTCAACTAGTATTAAAACAATCTGGTTTTGGTAGTTTTGAAGAGTTACAACAAGCACTACATGAAGCTGAACTTACTGAACGTGCTCAGGCAAATGGCGTTAATCCCGAATTTCAACAACGTATCGAACAATTAGAGGAACGTGCAAAGAGAGCTGACGAGCTCGAACAACAACAGCAACAAGAACAAGTTTATCAACAGTTCACACAAGCTTTATCCACATTTGCATCAGAAAAGGGAATTGAAGCTAATCAACTTGAGGAATACATGGTGCAGCACAATATCCCAAGTTTTGAAGCAGCATACAAAGCACTACGACATGATCAAATGGCAGAAGAATTAGCGAATGCCAAAGACATAGCAATTAAAGAATATCTTGCGAGTAAAAAAGCGCCAAAGGTTGAGGGAACAGGAACACCAGGAGTCGTAAAAGATTCTCCACCGAAAACTTTTGAAGAAGCTAGAGCAAGAGCGATGGAACGGTTAAATTCCGTTAAAACAAACGAATAGGAGTGATTTAAATGGCAGGAACAACTTTAACTACATTAGCAGATGTTTTAAAACAAGATTATTTACCAACAATTCGTGAGCAAGTAAATAATGCAAATGCATTTCTAGCAAAACTTGAAAAGAAAGCTGAGGTTATCGATGGTGATGGGGCTAACTTCTCAGTTCCACATCACTTTGGTCGTAACTCAGGGGTTGGATCTGTAGCTGAGGGTGGTACTTTACCTACTGCAGGTAACCAACAATACAAAGCTTCTACTGGTAATGCAAAAATGGTTGCTGGTCGCTTACAAGTAACGGTTCATACAATTGAACAATCAAAGAAAGATAAAACAGCGTACCTTCGTGCATTAGAATCAGAGGTAAAAGGACTTACTACTGATATTAAAAACTATCGTTCTCGTGCTTTCTTCGGTGATGGTACAGGTAAATTAGCAACAACTGCAGTTAACTCAAACGTAGCAACTTTAAACGTTGATACAGTGAAACCATTCTTTGTTGGTCAAATTGTTGATATCATTGATGGTTCTGATGGTACAACTGTAAAAGTAACTGGTCGTTCAATTACTGCAATTGATCGTGTTGCTACAACTATTACAATCTCAGGCGCTAACGTTACAACTGCAGCAATTGATTATGTTGTTGTAACAGGAACAAACAAATTAGATCCAATGGGGTTAGCTGGTATTATCTCTGCGACATCTTCACTTCAAGGATTAGCACCAGGAACATATTCTTGGTGGAAAGCACAACGATTTGCGAATGGAGGTACACCTCGTGCTATTTCGGATGCATTACTTCGTTTAACGGTTGATGAGACAGACATTGTTGCAGGAAAAGACGTTGATTTCTTAGTTTCATCATATGGCGTACGTGCAGCATATGAAGCACTATTAACTTCTAATAAACGTTACACAAACGTTATGCAATTAGAAGGAGGTTACACAGCTCTAGAATTTGATTCAAAACCATTTATCGTGGACAAATACATGCCTGGTAACAGAGTGTGGTTTGGTAACTGGGATGATATTAATATCTATCGTGTTGCACCTCTTCAATTCATGGAAGAAGATGGCTCAATGTTCTCTCGTGTACCGAACCAAGCAGCATATGAAGCAACTGCATACACAATGGAAACATTGGTATGTCATGCTCGTAATGCTTTTGCAGAACTAGCTGACATTACTGAAGCTACAGGCTACAGCAAGTAAACAAGTGAGGGGTAGGGTTTCCTACCTCTCTTTTTTTGTATGGAGGGCTTATGAATCATCATTTACGAAATGGATTTAGAAGAT